AAAAAGTTGTATTATAGTGATCACCAACCGAGTAGTTGGGATTGGCATGATCATATTATAATAAAACTTTAGAATGAGCAGTTGTAAATTAGTAATAAAAGACGAAGTGAACGTGAAGTTCGAGAACCTAAGTCTCGAATGGCGTAAGCGATTATCTAACAAATTTAAATACGAAATACCGTATGCTAGACATCTACCAGCAGTCAAGTTAGGGAGATGGGATGGTAAGGTCAGTTTCTTTGGTTTGGGTGGCACGACCTATCTAAACCTAGTTGACCAAATACTTCCCATACTAGACGAGGGCGGGGTGTACATAGATGTCGAGGATAAAAGAGAGCAACACAACTTTGAATTCAAAGCAGTAGACAAAAATTATCTATCCCACATAAAGTGGCCGGAGAATCATCCAGCCGCGGGACAACCGATAGAATTAAGAGACTATCAAGTGGAGACAATCAACAAGTTTATAGAACATCCACAAAGCATACAAGAGATTGCCACAGGTGCAGGTAAGACCATTATTACAGCGGCACTATGCCAATTGGTCGAACCATATGGCAGAACCCTTACAATAGTTCCAAACAAAAGCCTTGTGACACAGACCGAGGAGGACTTCCTTGCTTGTAACCTCGATGTAGGAGTGTACTATGGTGATAGAAAAGAGCTAGGAAGATTCAACACAATAGCAACTTGGCAGTCATTGAACGTGTTAGAAAAGAAAAGCAAAGACGAACATTCAGAAGCATTTGCAGAAGCAATAAAAGGAATCAACACAGTAATAATAGATGAAGTACACATGGCAAAAGCAGATGTTCTTAAAAGATTGCTGACTGGACCGTTTGCACACTGCGGCATACGTTGGGGACTAACAGGTACAGTTCCAAAAGCAGATTATGAATTTATGGGATTGAAATGTAGCATAGGTGATGTATCTAACAGGATACAGGCCAGCGAACTACAAGACAAAGGTGTATTGGCCAACTGCCATGTAAATGTTTTGCAAACACAGGACCACCCACAGTTTAAAACATATGCAGAAGAATTAAAATGGTTAACCACAGACAAAACTAGAATGACATGGGTAGCCAACACAATCAAAGACATATCAAGTTCAGGTAACACATTGATTCTAGTTGACAGAATATCTGCAGGTCAGATACTAGAAGAGCAAATAGATGGTGCAGTCTTTGTATCAGGATCAACCAAAAACACAGACAGGAAGGAACAATACGATGAAATATCTACTGCAACAAATAAAGTTATTATTGCCACATATGGAGTTGCCAGTGTTGGTATTAATATTCCTAGGATTTTTAATCTTGTTCTCATAGAGCCGGGCAAGTCATTTGTTAGGGTCATACAGAGTATAGGACGTGGAATTAGGAAAGCCGAGGACAAGGACAATGTACAGATATGGGATATTACCAGCAGTTGCAAGTTTGCGAAAAGACACTTGGGGGCAAGGAAAAAGTTTTACAAAGAGGCCAATTATCCGTATAATATAGAAAAGATAAATTATGAAAATCCTTACACTAGATAACAGAACATACTCACTAGAGAAAATACCAGAATGGGTAGATGAGAAACTAAGATTCGCAGTGCTTGACAATTCAGATCCCGCCAATCCAGACTTCTTCTACATACCCCTTATATTTCTTGAGAGCTTCAATGCTCCGGCGGCAGTGTTGGAAATTGGACCATACAAGATAAAGATGCCGCTGGATTGGAAGATGCTGATAGGCGAAGCAGGACAATCCGAGATGCATGTGTTGCCAATTACAAGTCTCAACGACAGAGGTTTCGATGCCTTTACATTCAATCCATTATCAAGTCCTAAACCAGATTTCTATCCAATTGATGTTGTAGACATTTATACAGAAGTAAAATGGTACTTTCCAAAGATAAAATCAGGGCAGATGTTGGCCGTGCCATTGAACAATGGTTCAAAACCCATGTGTGCCTATTTCGTCAAGGACATCTCAAGACAGTGCGAACAGGTGGACTATGGCTCAGTCTGGTAGAAAAACAATCACAATAGATGCTCCGGTCATGATAACCAGCAACAAAATTGCTGTGTGGATGGATGAGAACTGGATGCACGACTTTTTTGATTTCATAGCGAAACACAAATTCCAACTTTCAGGTATGAATCACATGCAAAATAAAATAAAATTAACATTCGTAACAGCAAAAGAATGCACAATATTTGGACTAAGATATGCCGGCAGAAAAAAATAGAAAATTTTTTGATTTAAGGAACGGGCTCAAGGCCGTTGACTTCAGGAACAAGGATTACTTTGACAGGATCGATGAAAAGGAGAAATCTTTGTACTCACCATACATGCTGATGAGATACGTTTCTAGTGTATCGTCAAAGGATCCTTTCTATGTGGAGCACTATGTAGAGATGGTAAACGAGTGTGTTAACAAACACTGCTTCACATTGGGTAAACACAAAAAACTGTTATGGATATTGACCGCCATGTGCGGAGCGGAGACACAACAGTTTCATCCATGGCTTAAACCAATGAAGCGTGTACCGAACAAGAGCCTAAAAAAACTGCAACAGATTTATCCTACCTGGAAGGAAGCGGACCTAGAGACATTGGACAAAGTGATAACAGACAGAGAACTAGAGGAACTGATAGAGGCACATGGCATCGACAAATAAATGTACATACTGTGGCAAGGAGTTTGCAAAGGAACGTACACTGCAAGTACACCTGTGCGAGCCTAAAAGAAGATATCTACAGCGTGATGAGAAATGGGTGGTGAATGCGTTTATGGTGTTCCAAAGATTTTACCAGATACATCAACACAACTCTAAAACAAAAACATACGATGACTTTGTTAAGAGTTCGTACTATAATGCATTCGTGAAGTTTGGCAGATTTATCATGCATATCAATCCGTTATATCCTGAAAAATACATAGACTACGTTTTACAATCAAAAGTCAAACTGGATCACTGGGCCAGAGATGATCTTTATGAGATGTACTTGATCGAGGCCCTAAAGAAAGAACCCGTGGAGGCCGCACTACAGAGAAGCATCGCAACAATGATGGACTGGGCAGGAGAACAGAATGCACAATGGTCAGACTATTTTAGATTAGTCAACACCAACAGAGCAGTACAACACATACAGCAAGGAAAGATAAGTCCGTGGTTGTTACTAGGTTGCAACGCAGGCAAAAGGATGTTAAAATCATTAAATGACGAACAACTGCAAATGATTGAAAGATTTATAAACACAAGTTTCTGGCCAAGCAAGTTGAAGAGCTATCCAGCAGATCACATGCTGGTCAAGGATACAGCAAGGGAGGCCAAGATTGTCTAAAGTAGACTTAGAAATATCAGATAACTTACAGTTTGATGACGGGGACTGTGCAGTGATTATCAAGGATGACGGATCTATAGGAAGGGTGATAATGCCAAAAGTAAACAAAGACATTTTGCAAACCGAAGGTTATAGAAAACTGTTAGATGTGTTAGAAATATTACAGCCTGGATCACGTGACAAGATGATACAGCATGCGGAGAAAGACAAAGGAAGTGTACACTAATGCCTGATGTAGATATAGATTTCTTTGACCGAGACAACACACTGAAACTTTTTAAACACACACCTGCTTCCATAATCAAAGATGACAAGCCTGAGAAACATAAAACAGGAGTCTACTTCCATGCCGTTCCAGAGCATCCAGTTACAGGTCACGCCAGTTTGGATTACAAGAACGCAGAAGACCGAGGTTACTTCAAGATAGACTGCCTCAATGTAAACATATACAAAGACGTAAAGTCAGAACAGGAACTTGTTGAACTAATGATACAGGAACCAGACTGGGATATGCTGAAAGATCCAAAGATAGTAGAAAACCTTTTCCACCTTAATGGCCATTACAACATAGTGTCCAAACTAGAACCAAACACAGTAGAACAACTTGCGGCTGTGTTAGCCATAATACGTCCTGCCAAGAGACATCTAATGCACAAAGACTGGATAGATATTATGAAAGAAGTATGGATTAAACCCACGGACAGTTCCTACTTCTTCAAGAAGTCACACGCTGTTGCGTATGCACAGGCCATAGTGGTACAGATGAATCTGATCACAAAAGATAAATATAACTTTAGTGTACAACAAGACAAATAAAAAACTCACTAAAAAATCCAAACCCACTGTAGTAGAC